TTGTCCCTTCAGTGCATCAAGAGTTGCCTGGGCAACAGCATTGATTACAGCAGATGCGTCAAGGTCACCTGCAGGAGCATCGTCACCCATACCCATCTCTGGCTCGGGCTCAAGGTCCATCTCTGGCTCGTCGTCGAGGTCCATCGGTGCGTCGTCCTCTGGCGCGTCATCCATTGGCTCTTCAGCATCCTCATGGGCGCCTTCGTACATGTCCTCTTCCATCTCGTCTTCGTGCATGGCTTCTTCAAGCTCATCTTCGTGCATGGCTTCTTCAAGCTCATCTTCGTGCATGGCTTCTTCAAGCTCTGCCTCCGTCTCAGTGACGAAGTTCTCGCTTAACCCGCTGAGATTAGCTAATTTCATAAATCTCCGGGTTGTCTCTTCGTTTAATAAACGCTTCTTCATTTTAGTTTCTCCTTTCGTGGTACCAATAAAAATAAAACTATAGCAGCATTGTGCATATATAAATAGTATCTATTTTCTTTAAAAGCCTTATTCGTTTGCCATCTTCTTAGCAAAATTACTTAATTTTTTAATTGCTTTGTCTTCGATTTGTTTCACTCTGACAAAACTTACATTTAATCTCTTCGCAACTTCCCTCAGCGTAAGCGCGCCATGCTTGCTTACTGTCTCGTCAACACAATTTAAATCTTTCTTATAATCTATCCATAGGCGGCAAGACGTATTTTTGCAGGGTGTTCTTTCTTTTCTACATTTTTCTAAGCAGTTCATAGGTCTGGGTGCTCCTCTGCTATAATGTCAAATATGTTCTCCACATCTAAATCTGATAGGCCAAAGTCTCTTTCGTTTTCTTTCCCTTTTTCTATCAGCTTCATACTCTTCTTTCTCTTCGGAATACTTTGTATTTGGTGCTGCTTCTTGTGGTTGTCGAGATACTCCATTATTAGCTCATCTTTTTCTAGATATCCAGATATCATGACACGAAAGAACTGTGACTGATTCATACCGTCGTATCTAAGTCTTATTCTTAGATCGGTCTGCCTCTTTCCTGTATCATAAAACATAAACTTTTTTCGTTCTCTGGGGTCTGGTATTGTTGGGTCTTTCATTTATTCCTCGCCAAGATATGCGTGAAGCTCTCTGCCTGTCCGGCAGGGGTCTGTATAACAAACTCACTCTTAGCATGCAGGTCCTTGAGGTTTTTTACACCAGAGTAAGATAAGCCACTCTTGATTCCGCCTTCAATGTCCCTAAGTATTCCCTCTACTGAACCTTTGTACGTGATCGTTGTTGATATGCCCTCCGGGGTTGAAGACTTTCCTCGCCAATCATTTTGAGCAGCGGAGGACGCCATACCTCTATAGACTTTATATTCTTTGCCATCGGTGTTTTTAAAAACCTCGCCAGGGGACTCTTTTGTTCCCGCCAGCATAGATCCTATCATGACAAAATCTGCGCCGGCTGCGTATGCTTTCACCATGTCCCCTGTTGTTTTTATTCCTCCATCGGCAATTATCTTGACATCATGCTCTGTTTGAGCGCAGTCTAAGATGCTTGCGAACGTCGGTACGCCATGGCCAGAGACCAGCCTGGTTGAACAGATCGATCCTCCACCGATGCCAACTCTAACGCTATCTGCGCCCCAAGAGGCCAGGGCATCGAGCGCTTCGCGGGTGGCGACATTACCCGCCATAATATGCACACTGGATCCAAACTTATCTTTAAGAGACTTCAAGCAACTCTCCATCATTACATGATGCCCATGGGCGACGTCGACACACAATATAGTGCACCCAAACTCAACTGCGGTTGCTGCTCTCTCCATATAATCACCGTTCATTCCAATCGCGACAGCGGCAGGAACATCTGCCTCTGCAAAGAGACGAACTTGCCCCGTTGGATCATTATACCTGTGGATTATGCCTAAGCCGCCAGCTTTGTGCATAGCGCGAGCCATTGTTGCCTCAGTAACAGTATCCATTGGGCTGGAAATCACTGGTAGGCTAAACTTGTGGTTGTCGTCTAATTGTGAACTGATGTCGGCGTCTTGGCGACTGCTCAGGTTACTAAACTTGGGCACCAACAAAACGTCATCAAATGATAGTGCTTTCTTCATCATGTTATCTCCTTCTGATAGTTGTTTATTAATCTCTCTATGTACCATTTAGCTTTTTTTAGATCTTCGAGAGGATTGCCTTTTAGCTTGTGCCTAGATACATATTTGACTATATTGCCTGTGGTAAAATCCATTTCCCAGGAATCAATAAAATCTATAACCTCTATTCCTTTATTGTAGTGATCTGGATGGTTAACTTTTTCCATCTTAAAACCCTGAGACCGGACACTCATTCAATGGATGAATTTTGTGATTATCTAGTGTCTCTTCTTCTTGTGTCGCGGCAACTCGGAGTTCACTAACAACCGAGTGTACTTCTTCGCTAAATCTGCTTGTCTTGCTGTTGGTCGAACCTAGGGCTCCTTCGCCTCGGCCGGAGATCGTAATCGGCACCTTGTCATATAAAGTTCCTTCAACATTCTCCGTCACCCTGAATGGTACTACAGGCACCAACACCAGTTGTGCAATCTTTTCACCGGGCTTGATTACTTTTTCGACTAGGCCAATGTTGTGTAAGTCGATAAAGACTTCTCCCTCG